GTTCCCAGTATTAGGATATTTGGACGAAGCCAAGGAAAATAGAACTGGCGTATCTAAAGCATCAGCTGGCCTTAACGCAGACGCTCTACAATCTAGCACCTCATCAGCCGTAACGGCTACCATGAGTGGCGCACAAGGAAGAGTAGAGCTTATTTGCAGACATTTTGCAGAGGGTGGACTCAAAGACATGTTCAAGACTGTTAATAACCTGGTGATAAAACACCAAAATTCGCAAGATGTGTACAGGTTAAACAATAAATTCGTGCCAGTAGACCCAAGATACTGGGATAATGACAAGGATATCGTAGTAAATGTAGCTATATCTAAGTCTTCTGACCAAGAAAAGTTTTCAGTTCTACAAAATGTAGCGCAAAAACAAGAGCAAATCATGCAATTACTAGGGCCTCAAAACCCATTGGTATCATTACAGCAATATGCTAACACTTTGACCAAAATGATAGAAATGGCTGGCTTTAAAGACTCATCATCTTTCATAAATACAGAAGTTCCGCCTATGCCACCGCAACAACAAGAAGATAGTAAGCCCTCACCAGAGGAAATGCTCGCTCAAGCAGAGATGCAGAAGGCACAGGTTACTGCTCAGAAGGCTATGATTGACGCTGAAACAGATAGAATGAAGATTATCATGGACGATGACAGACAAAGAGATATTGAAGAGGCGCAACTTAAAGTTAAGGTTGTGGAAATGCAAGCTAAATACGGCGCACAGATCAATGTTGCAGAAATAAATGCTATTATGGAAAGAGACAGAGAAAACATGAGGCAAAGTGCAAAAGATCAAGCTCAAGGATTATTTACAGGAAATGTCCCACCACAAAATTTTTGATATTGAGGTAATTGTTGACGACATGGTTTATGTGGGTAAAGAGATACGAGCAAAAGACAGAGCAGGAGCATTAAAGATAATGTCCCTTATGTCTGGAGGCGAGGTCACTCAAGATGCAGAAATAATATATTTTGAAGAAAGAGCAATACACTAATGGCATTAACATATAGAGGCGAACGATTCGCTGGTTATAACAAACCAAAAAGGACACCAGGAAAGTCTAAGAAATTTGCTGTGCTAGCAAAAGTTGGTGAAAAGATTAGACTGATAAGATTTGGAGATCCTAAAATGACCATAAAAAAAGACCAACCAAAAAGGCGTAAGTCTTTTCGCGCTAGGCATAAATGTGATACTAATCCACCTAGTAAATTAACCGCAAGATATTGGAGTTGTAAAAAATGGTAGACGTATGGGATATGAAATACAAAGGCAAGAAGACAACCTTAAAAGGCAAGAAAGGTTACTCTTCTGCAAAATCACAAGCAGATAAAAAGTTTGGTAAAAAACCATCACTTGTTAAAAACATGTGGATAAGTAATAAGATGAAAAAGGGCAAGTGAAGCAAATAGCCAAATTAATAGATAAACTTTTAGAAAGATCTTTACAAAGACAAGCAAATAAACAGTTCTTAAAATCACAAGGAGAAAAAAATGCCAAAAGTAGGAAATAAAAAATTTTCATACACATCAAAGGGTATGAAAGCAGCCAAAGTAGCAGCTAAAAAAGCTGGTAAAAAAGTAACGTACAAGAAAAAGAAAAAGTGAGGCCATCGTCTGCAAAGGCAAAAGGCAGAGCTTTACAACAATGGGTTGTAGATAAACTCATTGAACTATTGGGCTTTGATCCAGAAGATCTTGAATCCAGGCCAATGGGATCTAATGGAGAAGATGTCATCATGGGAGTTCTATCCCGAAGACAGTTTCCATATTCTATAGAGTGTAAGAACCAAGAAGCGGTAAACGTGTGGAAAGCATACGAACAATCGCAAGAAAACTGTAAAGGTTATGAACCTTTGGTTATAATAAAGAGAAACAGAACTAAGCCGTTGGCTTTGGTGGACGCTGAATACTTTATAGGATTACACAATGATAGACAAACTGATAAAACCAGTAACGAAGATACTTAATAAGGTCATTCCAGACGCAGATAAAAGACAGCAAATAGCACACGAAATTGCAACCATGTCTGAAAAACATGTTCACGAAATAGCAAAAGCACAAATAGAAGTCAACAAAGAAGAGGCCAAGGGTAATTGGTTTCAATCATCTTGGCGACCAGCTACAGCATGGATATGTGTTGCAGGATTTGCAGTCAACTTTTTAATCAGCCCTCTCGCTGCACCTTTTGGTATTGTTGTACCTCAAGCAGATACATCAACGATGCTACCTGTCCTTATGGGTATGCTTGGTCTTGGCGGTATGCGATCTTATGAAAGGGTAAAAGGCGTTGGAAAATAATGAACCAAATAGCCAAAGTAGATGATAAATCTTCTTTAAGCATATCGCTTCCTTACCTTGCACAAATAGTAGTTGCTATATCTTTAGGAGTTTGGGGTTATGCTAGCATTACCGAAAAGATAGATACAAACGCACAAGAAACTAGAAACCTCAGAGGAAATCAAAACAACTATATCTTCCCAGATATTAGAACACTTGAGCAACAAGTAGTAGAATTAGAAAAGGAAGTATTAATCTTAAAAACAGAAATAGAATTTTATAAAAAAGAGTTAGAAAAAAAATGATTAAATTAATAGTAAAAGGCTATATAAGATGACTTGGGAGAATTTTAGTTTAGAAGAGTTCGCTTGCAAGCATTGTGGTGAAAACAAGATTGAAAAAGAACTTGTTGATAAGCTACAATTGCTGAGAACAGAAGTTGGATTTCCGTTTAAGATTACAAGCGGTTATAGATGCGCAGATCATCCTATAGAAAAGAATAAATCCGCTCCAGGCACGCACGCTTTAGGTTTAGCAGCTGACATATATTTAAGAGGCAACCAGGCTTTACAAGTATTATCAAAAGCTACTGACTATGGTTTTACTGGAGTTGGGGTTAATCAAAAAGGAGATGCGAGGTTTATACACTTGGATATATCTAAGGATGCAAACGGCAGGCCAAGACCTCACATTTGGAGCTACTGATGATGGACATTACCACATTGTTATTTTGGAACGTAATGATTACACTTGTAATCATGCCAATCATTCATAGCATTAGGTCTAACGCGACAGAAACCAAAAGAATTGATATACTGGTAAACAAGACTCGGGAAGAGGTTGCTAGCAAATACGTTACTAAAGAGGAATTTGCAATAAGCATAGATAGAGTTATAGACCGTTTAGATAAACTAGACGAAAAAATGGATAGATTAATAACAGGCTAATATGAGTAAAGGCGCTTTTCAAACAAGACTAGGACAAATGGGAGAGATCCCAAACTTCCAACAAACTCCTCCAATGGCATACTCTGGTAATTATTTTATGCCACCAAAGCCAAACTATTTACCTGTAGAAAAACAAGCTATGGCAAGGGTTGACCAACCAATGTCTATACAACAGCCTATAGCAAACATTATGGCTAGTGGTATATCTCAACAACCAAGAGAAACTCCAGTACCAATAGCACCGCCCATAGCACCGCCTGCAAGACAAACACATATACAAGTACCTTCACTATTGACGCAACCAGAAATACCAGGAGCGCCAATACAAACACCTCCACAGTCTTTACTACAACCCCAAGACTATAGAATGGAAAGCCAGGGCGCTTACGGCAGACCAATGTCTAGGGGATCTTTACCACCTATAAACTTATTTAGATAATGTCTATTACACACGAAGAAGCCGTACAGGCAGAACAAGCAGAAATATTACTTAAATCAGATGTCTTTAAAAATGCTATGGAAAACTTAAAAAATGAGTACATAACTCATTGGTTAAATTCCAGAGATATAAAAGATGTAAACATCAGAGAAGACTTACACAGGTCTTTATTACTATTGCCAGAGGTTGAAAGACATCTGCGCATCCTTGCAGAGAAAGGAAAGCTGACAAAAGCAAATATTAACAAAATTAGAAATATTGGTTAATACTTCCCTTTTCACACATTCTTGATATAAAATACTTATAAATACATTTAAGGAGTATTTATGAGCAATAACGGAAAACCGACTGCTTTACAAAGCGACACAGAATTAGCTGCGTCTGCGTTTGAAAGCATGTTAACACCTGAAGAGGATAATGTTGAGAATGTTTTAGAAGAACAAGATGTGGCACAAGAAGAAGTCATTGAAGATGATTCTGAATTTGTTGAAGATGAATTAGATCAAGAAATTATAGATGAGTTGGAAGATGGCGAAGAGGTTGAAGATGAACACACAGATGTTGAAGAGGAAGCTCCGCAACTTCAAACATTTACCGTAAAGGTAGATGGCCAAGAGGTAGAAGTCACGCAAGAGGAACTCGTCAACGGATATTCTCGTCAGCAAGATTATACGCGTAAAACTCAAGAACTCTCTCAGCAGCGTAAAACTATTGAGCAGAAACAATCAGAGTTAGAGCAAAGGGATGCGATCTATTCGCAGTTATTACCGAAAATGGAAGCACAGTTGAATAGTGCTTTGGGCGAAGAGCCAGATTGGAACTCATTATATGAAGATGATCCAGTTGGTTATGTAAGACAACAGCAAGTTTGGAATGAGCAAAAGCAAAAGCTAGAGGCTGTCCAAGCTGAACAACAAAGACTCCAACAAGAGTCATTTGTAGAACAGCAAAAACTTATTCAACAACAAGTTGAAGAGGGACAAACAAAGCTACTTGAGGTTATTCCAGAATGGCAGAACCAAGAGGTTGCCAATAAAGAAAAAGCTGAGATTGCGTCTTATGCAACTGAGGTCTTGGGATATACCCAAGAAGAGATCAACTCTGTATATGACTGGAGAGCTTTACTTGGTTTAAGAAAGGCATGGTTAAGTGATAAAATTGCTGAAACTGTCAAGAAAAAACCAACACAAAAAGCACCAGCTAGAGTTGCAAGGCCTGGTACTGCTAACAAAAGAAAATCGGTAGCACCTGTAAAGAGAGCAACACAAAGATTAGCTAAGTCTGGCAAATTGCAAGACGCAGCTAAAGTTTTTGAACAATTAATATAAATTTTAAATATAGGAAAATATCATGGCTCAAATAAATAATGTCTTTGATACATATGATGCGCAGGCTGATAGAGAACAATTAAGTAATGTTATCTATAACATTTCTCCAACAGCAACGCCTTTTATGTCATCAATCGGTAAAAACTCAATTAAGAACGTAGTTTTTGATTGGCAAACAGAAGCTCTACCAACAGTAGATGCAACTGGTGAAATTGAAGGATTCAGATTAGATGGAGCAACATCTGCTTCTACTGCAACAGTAAGAAAAACTAATGTTGCAATGATCTCAAAAAGAGATGCAACAGTATCTGGTTCTCAAGAAACAAGTGACCCTGCTGGTAAAAAGTCAGAAATGGCACACCAATTAGCTATTATGGCTAAAGCTTTGAAAAGAGATATGGAAACAGCTCTTTGTCAAAAAGGTGCTAGAACAACTGGTAGTAATACTCAAGCTAGGGTAACTGGTGGTTTTGAATCTTGGATGACTTCAAACGTATCAAGAGGAACTGGAGGTACAAGTGGTGGTGACGGTGTTGCTCCAGGTGACGCAACAACTGCTAACAGAAGAGCTTTAACTGAACCTTTATTAAAGTCAGTTTTACAATCTTGCTTCCAAAACGGTGGTGAGCCTTCACTAGCGATTTGTGGTCCAGTAAACAAGCAAGTTATTTCTGGTTTCACAGGTAGATCTCAGGCTAGACAATTTGTTGATGCAAACACAGTAGAAGCTTCTGTTTCTATTTACGCATCAGACTTTGGCGAGCTAAAAATCGTACCATCTAACTTCAGTAGAGATAGATCACTATTATTAGTAGATCCAGAATATGCTAAAGTTTCTTACCTAAGAGACTTTAAAACAGTTGACATCGCTACTGTAGGTGACGCTATGACTAAAATGATCGTAGTTGAATACGGTTTAGAAATGAGCAACCAAGCTGCTCACGGAATCGTAGCTGATTTAAGCTCTTAATAGCTTAGTTAGAATTCAGGGAGAGTTTCGGCTCTCCCACCCTTT